TTTTGTTTGCTCTCCGTTTCTGTTGTTTTTTTTTTTTTTTTTTTTTTTATAGGGGAGGCACAAGATAAAAAGCAGTGCTTCAATGAAGCGAACTGCCTGCTTGGACCAAGAAATGCTCGAGGGGCCAGTAGGAGGCTTGGAGCTCAGTGGACCGAAAAGAGGGACCGGATATCCGGGCCAGGACTTCAGTTTCACTGGGGAAGTGGCTCAAATCGAAACGGAATGTTGGGGTCAGAACATCACCAAAGAGGTCAGTAAGACCACGAATGGATGGTTCGAATCCCTGTCGTTTCAGATCAGAGTAAATGTGTTCACAGATTGGACGAATCCGTTTATCACCGGCACTAGCGTAGTAGATTCCGATTGCTCGGGCCATCAATCTACTCGGAGTGTCTCTGAGTGATTTAGGATGGAGTAATTGCGCTAGCAATTGTTCCGGATCGCGGATGGGGAAACCGTTCCAGTTTGAATAACTGAGAACAGTGGCTCCGTGAATGCGTAGGGATACACCACACTTGTCTGAGCTGAGTTTCGAATTGAAGCGGAACTTCGCTTCTTGGGCAAAGGCTTCGAGAAAATCAGCCCACTTATCAAGTGGGATGGATTCCAATAGGCCGAAAAGGGCATCATCTCCCATGAGTTTGAGGAAATGAGTTGGGGATACAGTGTAACCAAGGGCAAGTAAACAAGTTACTATCATTACGCCGTTGTAAAACGAGTCGTAAAACTGGGTACAGAATATTCCAGAAGGCATTCCAGCGTACAGACGTTGGTAGAGTTTACCGGTAGGAGTAACACATAAAGTGTTCTCATAAGCGGTTCCAATCCAGTTCCACAGGTTGTGGAGGCGGGAAGGCTCTGTCTGAGCGTTAGGATACGTTCGTGTAGGGTGGTATCGGCCACAAAAGCAAAAGTATGTTTTGACTTTATTTCGGATATCTTGCCACATGGAGAAATAAACGTGCATATCAAATTCAGACCAGTCAAGGTTGAAAATTGGATGAAAAGCGCGGTATTTATGGTTGTATTCGTCGTTGAGACGGTACCAACCACCATTTAATGTTTCGTAGTTCCACAGAAGTGGAGAACATTGCGTAGTAAAATAAGTTGAAAACAAAGGCCAAAAGAACATGGCTTCAGCGAATATTAGACATTTGCTAACACCGAAGACGGTTCTGACTTTAGCTTGATTATAGATGAGGGTCAGTGCAGGTTTCACATGTAGAGTTATGTGATGAAGGGGAACATCGAGGCCATTTTTCACTTTGTGAATATATTCACGAGAGTAGATGAAAATTTGGTTAAAAAGATTATGGAATGAGACTTTAGCGTTCTCAATAAATCCAGAATGGTATGCGTCGACGAGAGTTCGTTTAAGTTGCTTGTCAACAGAGAACGGGCGTTCTGCATTGGTTGAAAGTTTCCAAGGGTACCAGCGTAGATCTGTAAAATGTACAGGGTGTATAAGTTCGGGAGGACGAAACCAATCGGTGACGAGATCGAGAGCTTTGTAATAATAGTCGTCTTTATAGATGACAAAGGGTTCAACATCATAGCGGAGAAAGAATTCTTCAGCAGATTCGGAGTCGGGACGAGTTCGAATGTAATGGTAGATGACTCTTTGAATTAGATCGATAGAGAAATGACATGCGTACATGATTATAGATGAAATAACAAGTTCTTTACAGGGAAAGGACCAGTCGTTGGGCTTCAAGTTGAATCTAGGAGTCTGAGGGTGGTCAGGGTCGTAGCCAACATATAGAAGGTTTTGGATACATATAAAAGCGGTTTGAGCGAACAGTTGTGTGTACTGATTCATAGTTGATGGTTTTTCTTGACGTAGAAAATCTTCAAAAGCGTGGTAAAACAAAAGAG